CGAACGTGCCCTCTTTTGTGTTGTAATTGTAAACAAAACAATATCAGCATGAAAGAGACTATTTTGTCATTACTTAAAGCCCGTTTTGCCGATGTCCCCGACACCATTCTGGAAGGGATCGCAAATAGTCAAAGCGAGGCAATCACGACCCAGGAAGAAGCGAATTCCTTTGTCGAAGGAATCACTCTTCAAAACATCTTCGAATCATACGGCAATCAGCGTGCTGCGGAAGCGGCGAGCGCGGCGAATACTCCTAATGCGGTATCCCAATTGGGGGAAGCCGCTATTGCGCATGTAGCCACTGCCGACATGAAGCCGAGCTTTTCTGCTCAATACGAAGACTTGATCCGTCAAATGATCGATGCGAAGATCGATGCAAAAGTCGCCCCCTTACAGAAACAGGTCGAAGAGTATGCAGCGCGCGAGGCGGCTCAAGCGAGGGAATCTACAATTCTGCGGATTGCGAAAGAGCTCGACATCCCGCAGTTCAGAATCGACGAGGGCTTTTCGATTGCGAGTGATGCCGATGAAAACGCGATCAAAGCCCACCTGTCCAAAGTCAAACAAAATATCGTGACGGCAAGCCTGGGAAGTAAGAACGATTCGAGCTTGCTCGCTTCCCTCGGCGACATCGATAAAGGAGAGGCGGATTCATGGGCGAGCGCCCTTCCGGATAAATAAACATAAAAATCAAACAAATGGGAGTAAAATTCACACCAGAAACCAAAGAGGGGAACATGCCCGTCTTTTGGAGGGGAGAAGCTAAAATTCTTCCCGGAGGATACAAATTGCTTCAAACGTTCCCCAAAGGAACGAGAATTCCGAGAGGCACACTTGTATCGATTATGCCCGGCACACTCACAGCAGGCATTTCAAAACATGCCGAAGTCGTTACGGGCGGCACAACAACGAAGCCGAGAGTTAAAAAAGGTCATCTATTCCAGGCCGCCGATGTCGTGATGAAAGCAGGCGAGACGACGGGCGTAACGATTTCGTCCATTGACGCATCGAATGCCGATTACGACACTATCACTCTTTCCGCCGCCATTACCGGACTCGCGGCTGGCGACATCCTTCTGGAAGCTACCGCGACCACGAGTTCGGAAGAAAAATATGTCCCGAACGGCGTTGTCGGAGAGACGACCGATCCTCTGAACGGCGATGATTCCGACACGGTGTCAGTTGCCTACGATGCCGTTGTTTTACGCGGATACGTTCCTGATCAGAAGCATGGCTTCAGGGGATTACACTGAAAAACAACCCGAATATCATCTTCATCAAACAGTAAGCTATGGCAGAAAAATTCTTTTACAGTTCCATTTTCGGAAACCTGACCAAGCAAATACAGCTTCGCTTCGACGCTGTATCCAGACTTCACAAGCAGCTTTTCGATAACGTTTTCTACGAACGGTTCTTCGCCTGGGATTATCCTACGATAGGCCTGGATTTCGAAGAAATCAAAGGCAAGTACAATGTGAGCATTGCCGCTGCCACCATCGATCGGAATTCAAAAGAGCCGGTTATCGGAACGGAAGGGCTTGAGACAATTGCTAAAAAGGTATTGACTCATGCGATCACCCTTCCGATGACGATTGACACCTATCGAAAGGTGTTGCAAATCCTTGATAGCCGGATGATCCCGGAAGGAACCGCAAAACAGCAATTGATCGACCTTATGTTCGGGGACGCAAAGACGGTTGTGAGTGGCGTTCAAGCCAAACTGGACATCATCATCCTGAACGCCTTGTCTAACGAAGGCGTAGCTACTCTCGATTCGACTAACAACCCCGAAGGTGGGATTAATACGACCATCGACTACAACATGCCGGAAGGGAACAAGGGCAGCGCAACGACCAGTTGGACGAATGGCAATATCGATACAGTCGATGTCTTCGATGACATTCAGAGCATTGTCGATGCCGCTTCCGACAAAGTGGCATTCGACCGTATTCTGCTCGCCCCGTCGAAGCTGTCCTTCATTCTTCGCAGCAAAAAGATGAAGCAGGTGATCTTCGGAACGGATAAATCATCGAGTCCGCTGCTGCTCTCTTCCCTGAATGAATTCATGCGCTCGAACGAGCTGCCTGTTTTCGAACCGGTGAGAAGGCAATGTAGGATTCAGGATAACGGCGTTTTCAGATCCTACGAACCCTGGAATCCGAAAAATATCGTGTTTGTTCCGGCGGGAAATCTCGGCGTCATTAAAAACGCATACGCCAACAGCGAACTGCGCGAAGAGCCAGGTGTTTCGTATTCGAACTACGGACGGATACGGGTATCCAAATGGGGAGTCGGAGAAACCCAGAATTCGAACGGCGTCGAATTTACCAAGGCGGAATCGCTTTCGCTTCCGGTAATCACGGAAATAAACGGTATTTATTCACTGAATACGGAATCGTGACGGTAGGCGAATACATAACAGACAGGTTTCAGACCTTCGGCGTTTCACTGTCGGAGGCTGACCTTTTCGATGTCACTCTCTCAGATCCGGATATCTCGCTGGAAACAGAAATCACAAAAGAAAATCGGGAGCAAGTATTAAGAGCGATGACGGGTATTATCCCTGCTATCCTTGCCATGCCGGAATCGGTCAATGAGAACGGATTTTCCGTCCAATGGGATAAATCCGGACTGAGGGAGTATTATCGGATGTTATGTAATCAACTGGGGATCGCCTGCGAAGCAGGAAGTTCCATATCCGACGCATCAGACCTTTGGTGATATGTATTACATGCCACATATACTCTATTTTCTGCATAAAGAATCGCCTCAAACCGATTCCAACGGCGATACAATCCCCGGCACAGGGAAGGAGGAATGGGTTGAAGTGTGCCGGTGCAGATGCGACGATAACGAAGCTTCGAAAACGGTCGGCATCAACGGACAAGCTTATGTATATAGATATCATATCGTTTTAAGCGGTCAAAAAAAGTTTTCCATCGGAGATCGTGTACGAGCATGTTATCCGAATGGGGAATTACGTGGTGAAGGGACTATCGCAGTACCGGGCCGATGTAATTTTTTAGGTTACTCTGAGATATGGATATAGCAATAGACATTTCGGACATCAGGGAAGCGTTCGAGCAATTGGAGGCGGAGGTCGATGATGCCATGAGGGAAGCTGGCGAAAATGCTATCCGGTACGCAACCAGCAAGACCAGATATCAGAACCGGACGTACCGTCTTCGCAACTCTCCCGGTTATGCTATCACGGATGGAAGGATCAAAGAAATGCGTGTGGCCGATAATTATGGACGTGACGAGGCAGTAAAAGCGACGACCGGGCTATTGAATGGATTAGACCATTCCGGACGCTCGCTAATACTTGCAGTCGGAATGCCATACGGCTCATACGTCGAGGCTAAGGGATATGATGTGTTGTCGGGCGCGGCGCTGAATGCCGTCAAAGAATTGAACAAAAAATGATGACACCCGAAGACATCAAAAATATTCTGTACCGGAAGTGCCGCGAAGTATTTCCCGACATCCCCGCGTATAAGGATGTGCATCCACCGGTAACGGAAAGGGATGTATCTGAACGGATCGTCATCAATGTCCTGTCGATGAACAACGATCCCTGGTCAAAGGGGTACGGCAATGTAAATCTGTTCGTCCCCTACGACAAGTCTTTGAAATATCCAACCCCTAACGGGCCTCGTCTCAGGGAATTGGGAAATATTGCCGAGGATGAATTCCGATCCGTATATTTCAATGAACCGGCTGGAAGGGGTGTCTATTCGATAGACAGCATTTCCACCGAACATGACGAAGCCACCTGGAGCTATTTCGTAAACGTAAGACTTTTTATCAAAACAAACAATTTTAAACTTTAAGTTATGGCAGAGAAAAAGATATCAGCGGTGAGCCTTAAACAGCTTTTTTACGGCCCCGTAATCGAAGATCCTGAATTTAGCGGGGCTAAATTGTATGCCCTTCTACATCCGTCAAGTGGTGATTCCACATTCCACGAGATCGAGAACGTTCACCAGGACACATGGACTTACGAGGAAGCTGAGGCGTCCGTAACCTCGTACAAGAATCAGATTACCGGCAATACCTACCGGGAAGACCGGGAAGCAGGCGATGTAGCGATCAACTTCACTATCGGGTTATATCAGTACCAGGAGAAAAAAGACCTGCAAGGCGGCGATCTGGTTACGGGATCCGGAAGCGAAGTTGTCGGGTGGAAACGCGGATCGGGCGCACAGGACATCAAAAAAGCTCTCGTCGCAAAAACGAAGGACGACGTGTGGATTGTACTTCCGAAGGCGTCTATCGGGGCGCGGGGAGCCGATACGGACGGAGCCATCGGGCTGGCTGTCGCAGGAACAATGATGGAGTCAGACGTATCGGGCGTAGCTCCTGAATATTGGTTCGATGATAGCGAAGTGAAAGGCTCACCAGGCGCATAGTGGTCAAATTTAATCTTTAAAGGCGGGGCGACCCGCCTTTTATCGACATGGGAATTAATATTTTATCATTCGGGGATCGAATCCTGACTTTCGAGGAACCGACCGTATTGACAGTTCGCCGCGTGTTTAAAACGCTGCGTAAGATGCACTCTTTCGACCGCAACGACATCCCAGACAACACGAATTATTTATCCCGGATAATCGCATTGGCGGTATCGGGGAGCGGCTTCTTCTCACGTTTTCGTAGGTGCATTCTTCAAAGACAGATCGTCAGACACGCCTCGCTATCGGAATTAAACGAGAATGTTTTGAAGATCATAGACTCTATCCCTATCGAACAGTATAGGGAGATATGCGCTGTTTTTTCGCAGTTAAATGAATTGATCGGGAAAGAAGATGAACAGAGCATCGACATTGATAGCGGCGGCGATAAGGCGCAATAATTACGTAAGGATAACACTGGGGAGATTCCGGTTCCGGATATATGCTTTTGTCATTTGGGATATATGCTTGGTGATAGAGAAATATTCGGAGACTTCATTCCCATTGGAAAAAATATTGTGGTTCCGCGTGATCGACAATAATTCGGACAGCCTGTGCAGGGCTGTGTCTATTGCTGTCACCCAGCATGGCATATTCAGGAGTATAAGGGCATTCCTGATCTACAAATTCATTCGAAGGTACGCGACCATCAGCCAACTGTATAAGGCTGCGAAAGCGTGCGGAGAAATGATTAACGGAACCGAAATGTTCACGAGGTGCAAACTCAGTCCTTCGGATAACAGTTCCAACACGGATAAATCCGGAAACAACAATATGATCGGGCAGATTGCATCCTTTCTCGATCTCGGAATTTCGTATGATGAAGCTGTGAAAAAGATCCCCTATCAAAACCTACTGATGATGTGCGCCGACAAACTCCGGTTCGATTACTCATCCGGCGACACGCAAAAAAAAGTTGAAAAGATATCCGGGAAGGATATGCTGAACCGGAAACGGGGACGGAAATAACCTTCCTCACCCAATACACCTCACTATTGACGATTTGGACTTATGGCATCACTTTATTTTAAAATCGGGGCAGATTACCAGGAGGTAATCAGATTGGAAAAAGAGCTTGACAAACTGTATGTCAAGTTGCATTCCATGAAAAAGGGAGACAGCGGATTCGACGATCTGGTAAATCAAATCAAGAACACAAAAAAGGAGATTTCCGGGCTCAACAAAGGAATCGTCGATGCACAGAACAAAATTATAAACGAGATAAACAATTCGATAGCTGCCGAGAAAAAAAGAATAGCCGCCTCGCAAGAGGTTGTACAGGCAGAAGAAAAGAAGATCGCCGCATCCCGTTTATCAGCCGCTTCCGTAGAAGACGAAGTAAAGGCGGCAACGAATCTCGACAGCCAGATGCGGATCACGGTTGCCAATCTCGAAAAGGAACGCGCGGAACTGGCTATTATCGCCCAGGAACGGAAGCGTTTACAGATGCAGGAGTCTATCAATGCCATCACGGTAGGCGATGCCATCGACAAACGCCTGTCGTTGACATCTGCCGAAATGAAGCATAAGCAGACAATCAATGCCCTGAATATATCCCTGCGTTCGCAAGTACGGGAATTTAATGCGACTGAAGGTTCGACCAAGCAGATGCAAGCTAATTTGTTGAATCTTCAGCGTGTTTACGACAACCTCACAGAAAACGTCCGAAACTCTCCTTTTGGGGAGGCATTGCGGAAAAACATAGAAAATCTGAACAAAAAGGTGCTGGAATTGGAAAGTACGACCGGCCGGTTCGGTCGTAACGTGGGGAACTACGCATCAGCATTTAATCCATTGTCTTTTCAGGTACAGCAGGTAGCCAGAGAACTTCCCTCGTTAACTATATCTGCTCAACAATTC